AAATCGAGAAAAAGCACACCAAACGCCTTAGAAATGTGCTCAGAAGGCTCAAATTTGAGTATAAACTGGTAAGAAAAGGCCAAAAAAGGTATAAAGGATGGGTAGCCCCAGAGGAGCTCAAGGAGGACGTAAAGGAGAGCCAAACAGCCGGTAGTGATGAATAAAAATGTACAGATAAAGTGTGAAGCGCGTCACACAAAAATAGAGCTAAAAAACCATCCGAAACAGGCAAAAACGGATGGTTTTTTTGATCTAAATTGTCAACTAGCACCCCTAAAAGGTAACCATGTAAATACGGTTGACAACGGAAAAAAGGGCTAAAAATCGGTTTTTTGGAATGCGACAAACCAACAGTTGCAAAAAACGCAAAAGTTAACAGGTCAGGAAAAATAGTGCGAACGTTTTAAAAAGGGTAGACACGGTAGACAAAATAGGCTAAAAAAGGATGACAGAATCAGAACAGGAAAATATAAAGTGTCACCGGTGACACGATCAGTTAACAGTTGACAGAAAAGCGCGATAAAACACAGTAAATACAAGGATTTGCATACAGTGTCACCTGTGTCACCCTTAACTTTTTAACATTTTTCAGCAAAGCATTTGTCTACTGTGTCTACCCTTGTCTACCCTATAAATAAAATAATAAGGATCATGTACGCGTATTAATACGCGCGCGCATATATACTACGCGCGCATACATGTGAATGTCAGAAGATTTTCAAAAGCTAACGGTTGACAGGTGCACAAGCAAGAATCGAGACCAAAAAAGGGCTCGAAACGACAATTAGAAAATTAGTGTGTTATGTTAAATTCAGAAACAAAGCTAAAGTAGCATGGAAACCGACACGGAGGAGGGGAGAAAACGAGCGCCGCCCAGGCGACTATGATCGCACGCGAAAAACTAGACACACTTAACAAAATTAAATTTTTGACCTTGCGTTGAAAGGAACCTCGCGCTAAAATAGCACTTGCTAAACTTGAGGGGAGACGGGTATGAGCGGACGACATGCGTGCATTCAAGCGCGCCTAAAGGATTACAAAAAAGTGTTTGAAATGGCAGCCGATGGCCTGACTACGAGTCAGATTGCTGCGTCGCTGGGCGTTTGCCGCCAGACATTCTACACCCACATGAAGTCCGATGATAAGCTTCGCAAGGCCTACGAGGAAGGAACCCAAGCCGGAATAGGCGAAGCCGTGCACATCCTGAAGGAAATGGCCCGTGAAAGAAACCTCGGAGCCTTGATCTTCTGGCTCAAAAACCGTGACCCGGAAAACTGGAAAGACGACCACTCAATCAACACGAAAATCAGTGTACGCAAGCAAGCCGAAGAACTCTCAGACGAACAGCTCAACCAGATTATACAGCTCGATACCGTAACCACCGTTAACTCGACTCAAACCGCAGTAAACACCTTACCAGGCGACACAAATGGCACACTCGAAAACCCGTGAACTTCATGTGACACCCCGAGAAGCACTGCTAGAACTAGCCCGACGGAAGGCACGTCGGAGCCTGCGCAACTTCATCCTGTACACCTTCAAAGACTTTGAGATGGGATGGTTCCACGAGGAGGTCTGCAACACGCTAGACCAATTCATGCAGGACGTGATCGCCAAAAAGAGCCCGCGCGTAATAATCACCGCACCGCCGCGACATGGAAAGTCCCAGGTGGTGAGTCGCGACTTTCCCGCTTACTTCCTAGGCCGGAATCCCGACAAAAGCGTGATAGCGTGCTCATATGGCGACGAATTAGCCAAGCGTATGAACCGCGACGTTCAGCGCATCATGGACAGCGAGGCCTACCAGCAACTCTTCGAGGTCTACCTCGCAGGAAGGGCCGCGTCCGAAATAACCGGCGACTACTCAGCCTACTCGCGCACAACAGGTCTGCTGGAGATCGTAGCCCACGCGGGCTCGTACCGCAGCACCGGCGTAGGCGGAGGCATCACCGGTCAGGGTTGTGATGTGTTAATCATCGACGACCCGATAAAAGACAAAGAGGAGGCATACTCCGAGGCAATCCGCGACAAGATCTACGATTGGTACACGTCAACCGCTCGCACCCGTGTGTCGCCAGGCGGTGGTATCATCGTGATGTGTACCCGCTGGCACCTTGACGACCTCGTAGGACGTCTGCTGCAGGCGGGACAGGAAAATCCTAACGCCTCACCGTGGCGCGTGATTAACTATCCGGCCATTGCGGAGCGTGACGAGCCTCACAGAAAACTCGGAGAAGCCCTGCATCCGGCACGCTACACGCTGGCCATGCTGGAGGAAATCCGCGCCGAAGTGGGAGAGCGTGACTGGGCCTCAATGTTTCAGCAACGCCCGATGCCTGCGGGAGGCGGAACATTTAAGCTCGACTGGATACAATACTACGAGACTTTACCGCCTTATTGGGATAAAATCGTATTATCATGGGACATGGCCTTCAAAGACAACAAAGACAATGACTTTGTAGTAGGCGCATGCTGGGGACGTTACGGCTCATCGATCTACCTGGTGGACCAGATACGCGGCCGCTGGGACTTCGTAACCACTAAGCGCATGTTTATCGACTTTGCGAATAAACACTCGAAGGTGATACGCAAGCTGATCGAGGATAAGGCCAACGGACCCGCGATTATTTCCTCGCTGAAGGACTCCATACCGGGAATAATCGCCATCAACCCGAAGGAAAGCAAGGAGAGCCGCGCCAGCGCTGTGGCAACTACGTGGGAGGCGCATAACGTGTATATCCCATCCCCGCGCATAGCGCCGTGGGTGGGCACCTTCGTAGACGAGCTGGTAACCTTTCCGGCCTGTGCGCATGACGACCAGGTCGACGCCATGAGCCAGGCTATATCCGATTTAGTTCAAGGCGGAAATATCACGCCTGAAAACATGATGATGCTGAGGAGACGTTAAATGAGCACAAAGAAACCGCAGAAACCGCAACCACAGCAGCCAATGACGCTGCAGCAAGCCGAGGACTTACTCGCCGCGCTGAAACAGCCTCCGCAGCCTAAACAGGCGCTCATAAACTCTATCGAGGACGTAAAGCGATTATTCAGCATCCCTCAAACTATGGGCTATGCCGGCATGCATGAGCTGGACAGCGACGATCCGGAAATCAACCCTCAGCTCGCAGCAGACTCCGCAATGAGCGTAGGCTACGACCAGATATACCAGAGCCTGGTGCAACACGGCATGGATATGGGGCAATACCCTATGACCTCATTCGTAGGATACGGCGTGCTGCAGCAAATCGCGCAGAACGGCATGATCAGAACCTGCATACAGACAGTGGCCGACGACGTGACCCGAGAGTGGATCACCATCACCGGAGGCGACAAAACAGATCCGAACCTCATCGACGACCTGTCACAACAGTTTGACAGACTTAAAATGCGGACCGTGTTTAATAAGGCTGTGGCCATGATGGGTTACATGGGCGGCGCATTTATCTACATCGACACCGGAACCGACGACCCGAGTGTGCCACTCGTACTGAGCGACAAATCCGACGAAATCAAACAAGGCACAAAGCTCAAGTTTGTGGTGGTAGACCCGGTGAACTGCTCCCCCGGACGATACAACGCGAATAATCCGCTGAAAGACGACTACCTGACAGATCCGCAGTTTTGGTACATCCTCGGCCGTGAGGTTCACTCCAGCCGTTTAATCGTGCTACGCGACAACCTGCCGCCAACTCTGCTGCGGCCGGCCTATAACTTCTTAGGCATTCCACAGGCACAAATCCTATGGGACTATGTGATGCATTGGAACCGCGCCCGCGTGAGCGTTGCCGGAATTCTGGAAAAGCTGAACCTGCTCGTCTTCCAGACAAACACCGAGTACCTACTCAGCTCGAGCAACGGCGTAGGTCAGCTCGACGCGAAGATGCTGGCGCTAAGCAGATACCGCGACAATGACAGTGTGGTGGTGTGCGATAAGAACTCCGAGGACATCAAGAATATCACTCTGACAATCAGCGGTGTGACCGACGTCGTAAGACAAGCTCTGGAATTCATCGCAGCCATCAACCGCACGCCAGCAGTTAAGCTGCTCGGCATAAGCCCATCAGGCTTTAATGCCACCGGAGAAAGCGACATCCGCAATTACTACGACCATATCATGAGCAAGCAGGAACTACTGCATGACGGCATCCTGCGCGCTCTCAAGGCCGTAGAGCTATCCGTACTTGGCAAGATAGATCACTCGATCAACTTTGAGTTTAATCCGCTAGGCACTGAGGACGAGGAAGGCGACATACAAGCCGCCAGCGCACGCGTGAATATGCTCAACAGCCTGCTGCAAACCAACGTGCTGAGCACTGAGGAAGTACGCCAGGCAGTGAAAGCCGACCAAAAGGCTAACCTAGGATTTATCTCAGACGACGTACCGCAGCCAAACGAAGGTGCGGACCTCGCCGAGATGCAAGGTCTTAACCAGGAGAACCCGGCAGGCGCCGATGATGGAGGGGCCGCCAGCTGGATGACCCGTATGGTTAAGATCACCCCAGAGGAACTCGAAAAGCTCCGCCAAACCCGCAGTACCGACGGCAATACACGCCAGTGGATGATCGCAGGAGGCCCGAATGGTAACAGCGCGACCGTTGCCGAATCTACGGCGCAGGAGGCGTAAATACCGCAGAGCCATCGAGGCCAACGTGGGAATACGCAATAGATATGCTAGAGAGATCACAAATTTAATAAATAACTCAAATAAGTTGTTGATCGATTTTGTAAAATGTGAATTAAAGCTGTCAGACTATCAAGGCGAGACGACAGTAGCCCAGGACGCTAACCCTTTCAAGACGCTAGCGGACCTCGCGAAAAAGGCAACGGCCAAAATTGCGGGCATAACCGTGACCCTCGGCGCTCGAATTAAATCGCTTGCGCAATGGTTCACAAACTCCATGACCGCATCAACCACCGGCGCCCAGGTAGACGCCCTCAACAAAGGCGGACTGTCAGCCGAGTACATACGCTCGGTTTGGACTACCAACGCGATCAACGGGCAGTATGTGTCCCCGGAGGCCGCAGCGCTTGTGCCTCAAATCATACAAGCACAGACGTCGCTGATTACCCGGTTGACATCAGACGACCTGCTGCGGATACAGACCGCTATCGCCGAAAGTTTAGACCGAGGTGTGCCGATTGACGATCTGGCGCGTATGCTCGAGAGCATACAAGGCTTTAACCCGCGTCGCGCACAATTGGTAGCAATGGATCAGTCAAACAAGATAAACATTGCAATTCAGCGAGCCAACGATATCTCGCTGGGATTAACGCAAGCGGTGTGGATACATGTCCCAGGACAGTACACCAGCCGCGAAACCCATCTGATGATGGACGGTCAAGGCTTTGACCTGCGCGTAGGCATGTACGACCCGGACGTCCAGCGCAGCGTGCAGTGTGCCGAATTGCCGTACTGCAGATGTGTATATCGTGTAGGACTCCCGGAGTACCTACCGGACAGAATTAACGCCGGACGCAACGGTCAGTTAGACCTGCTGAGCCCGACACAAAAGGCGGCGCAAAGCCAGCCTAAAACAATACGCCGTCCTAAGAGCAATCGGACCGCACCAAAGACAACCAACGGCGTGCAGTCATCGCTCTTTGCGACGGAACCAGAAAGGGAGAAATGAAATGGACTACATAGCGTTTGATGCCAAACCGTCGATGAGAAGCATCGACAGTAACGGATTTATGCACGTTAAGATCTCACCTTTCACCAAAGAGCAAGTAGTACCGTACTACGGTCGTGAAATCCCAGGCTGGGAGGAGCTGAAGCTCGACCCACAAAAGGTCTACATGGGATATCGGCCGGCCGAGGAGCTCAAGAAGCCTGAAACAATAAACTCAATTAACGGCATACCAGTACAGTACGACCATCATCCCGACTTTGCCACAGACCCGGCAAAGGATACGCGCGTAGGCGCTGCGGGTACCGATGCCGAGTGGCGCGACCCATATCTCATGAACTCCCTAACCATCTACGATCGAAAGGCCCAGAAAGCCATCGAGAGTGGTTACATGAGAGAGCTGTCACTCGCATACCAATATCGGCCCGACTTCACTCCAGGCGAGTGGAACGGCAAAAAATATGATTTCATTATGCGCGACATTCGCGCGAACCACGTCGCTCTCGTAGCTGAAGGCCGCGCAGGATCCGACGTTTTAGTTTATGACTCAGCAACAGCAAGAGAGGAAAAAAGCATGGACGATACACACAATATCGAAGCCGCTGAAATCGCGCTCGTAAAAGCGCTGCTGGCTCTCCACCAGGACGACGCCGGCAATGACCTTAACGGTGCGGTTGATGGCATTGTCGCCGGATTAGGTGACAAAATCGACGACGACCAAAAGGCCAAGCTCAAGAAATCAATCCTGGCGCTAGGCTCTAAATTTGGCCAAGGTCAGGATAAATGCGGAACAGCCAAAGACGAAGATATCGACGAAGATAACGACGACGATAACGAAGAAATCAATATCGACATCGACGACGACAACGGCAATGGAGACGACCGCGACAATGACGACGATAATACCGACGATAATACCGACAACGGCAATGGAGACGATGACGGCGATGACGGCGATGACGACATGTCCGACGTTGACCTCGACGACATCGACGACGATGACGACCGCGATAACTCTGACAGATCCGAAGATGATAACGGAGACAGCGAGGACGATGATACCGACCTCGGAAATGACGAATCCGACATCGAAAAGAAATCTGAAGCTGACACCGAGAAGGCCGACGGAGACGATGACCGCATGAAAGCCTTAATCGCCTATGCCCTCAAGGCATGCGGCATGGAAGGCGAAAGCGACGACGTGAAGAAAGCCTTTATTGCAGGTATCAAGTACGGCGACAAACAGCGCGAACATTCCGAAAAGCCCGGTATGGCGCACGATAGCGCAAGCGGCTACATGTCAGACCTTGCCAGTGCAACCGACGTGATCGAAGGTTTAACAGCCGCAGTACGCGCGCAGCTCAACTCAATCAATTCCGCAGCGGAGGACGTAAAGAGCGTACTCGGCAAGGTTAAGATTGACGCGTATGACTCAGCCGACGACGTGTACATGGACGCCTGCAAACAGCTCGGAATCAACTGCAGCAAGCAATCCGCACGCGACAGCTATAATGCATTTATGAGTGCCGCCAAAGCTAAACAGCAGATGGCCGCCGACAGCGCAGCACAGAAGCGCACCGTGCTTAATTCTGTGCTCGACAAAGTTAATATGTCTTACTAGAGGAGAAACATAAAAATGGCTTTACAGAAAACAGTCAACATCGACCCAGCCATCGGCGTACCTGGCGCTCAGGCCGCATTCTTAGGCGAGGTTACTACAGTACAAAATGGCATCTCAGACGGAACCGCATCAGCTGGTCAATTCGTGTGGGCTGGCACCGCATCAGTTAACGCTACCGGAACCGCGGTCGGCAATATCGTGAAAGGCACTGGCTCTTCTAACGTTGCGCCTTTAGGCTTGGCCGTGCGCTTGTTAACCGGCGTTTTGCCAGAAGGCATCGATGCCGAGCTCAAGTATGAACGCGGTGAGAACGTAACCGTTGCAATTCGCGGAGATTTCTACGTAGCTGCAACAGGCGCTGCAACCGTAGGTCAGGCCGTGAACGTTAATACCACTACCGGCGCAATGACATACGGCAGTGCGGGCTCCGGCGAAGTAGCTACCGGCTGGACTGTAACCACCGCAGCATCCGCTGCCGGCGATTTGATCGTAATTTCTAACCACGGCTAAGGAGAAAGCTAAATGAAAGATACTGAATTTTTAAAAGCCCAGGAGCGCGGAATCAGCTCTCCATACGCGAAGGGCTTCATGGCATACGATGAAGTAAATGGCAAGATCCAGGTAAACTATGCAAAGACCGCTAAGATGCTCGCGCAGGATGCCGCCTTGACCACAACTGCTAACGTTGGTATCCCAGCCGCTCTGGTAACCTACATCGACCCGAGCGTAACTGAAATTTTGTTCTCAGCAATGAACGCCAACAAGCTGGTGAATGAA